GCCTGATCTGCATCTCTCCGTCTTTGGCGGCCAATTCCCACACGAGTTGCTTTCTTAACCATCAGTAACAATATTTGAGGTAACTCTTCAAACCATTCTGCGAGACGAAGAAGACCTTTCGCCAGATTAAATTTTGTGTTTATCCACCACTCTTGGATTGCATATCCAATTTTTTCGCCTAGTCCCCCTAACCATTCAGTTACGACGCCAAACGCACCAGTGATTGCACCTGCCATTCTTGGGCCTAAGTCTTTTGCCCACTGAATCATATTGGCCTTAGCAGTGCTGACCGCTTCAATGATACCATCTACAATTTTTGGGACTGATTCTTTAAAGAATTTCACAACTTTATCAAACGATTCAAGTACAAAGGTTTTAAAACTGAATATTGGTGCATCATCCTCAGAGTACCCAAAGATATCTTTGACGAAAGATATGGCAAGACGTGCGGGCATCCATAATATATCCAGTAAAGATAGCGCCCCTCCTAATACACCTGTCAATAATTTTGTTAACGCTTCTTTTGGATCTGTGAACAGCAACTTTATCCACTCAATTGCTTGTTTGGGTAATGCAAATAATCCTTCAATCATATTTTGAATTGTGTCTGCAAATGAGAAAGATTCAAACGTTGACATCCAACCACCTATAATAGTAGACTCATCCCAATTCCCATCTGCATCGACAGCACCAGGAATTATTTTTTTGAGTATCCAATTTATTGCTCCTTTGGCCAGGTCAAACATACTACCAACCATTGTTCCAAGAAATCCACCAATCCCAGCGCCCCATTTTTCGTAAGTGCTACCTTCTTTATCTTTATATGCCGCGACACCATCAAACAAAGACATTAAAATAGTCAACGGCCAAAGAATCCTAGAGAGTGCTGTAAAAATTTTCGCTCCACCTTTACCAATAAAGTCTTTAGCGAAAGTTACAATTTTTAAACCTTTACCACCAAACCAAGCCGTAATACCAGTTACAAGATTTACAAGGGGTGCAGTAATTCTGATTATCGCTCGACCCACTCTTGACCACAACGGTTGTTGAGTCATTCCACGAGGGCCTCCTCTAGTAACGTTTTTACCATCCACACCAATACCAAAATTTAAAAGAAATGCAGCTTTCATGGATGCGAGCTTGGTTGCAATCTGAGTAGCGATGGGAATTGCTTTCGTCATCTTTCCATCAGCGCCTCTAATTGGCATGTTGCCAGGAGTTAACCCAAATACTGCCAAAGCAGCGGTGCGTAATCTTATGACCGCGTTGCTAACTGCGACAGGAAATTTTATCATATTTTTTACGGCTTTAAGGGCGTTTTTTTCAAAACCAAGCAGTGGTCGAAATCCCGCTTCAACTGCCACAATACCAGCGGTAATAGCTACAAGGCCTACACCAATCGTTGCAATAGCTGCTGTCAAACCTGCGAGTATGCCACCGAGCGCAGGTATTCCAATAAAATTCAATCCACCGCCACCCTTTTTACCACCTTTGGCAGGTTTACTTACTTGTTTCGTGGTTTCTTTGGATTGTTTTTTTGCTTCACGATCAGATTCCAATTGATCTAACATGTTTCTTTTTGTCATAAGAATAAAGTCAGTTAAAACTTTTCTTACATCATCAGTTGCTCTTTTGTTGACCTGTAGTTGTTTGACTACATCTTCTAATGCCATTACTGCCATGTTACTTACCTTTGATTTGCTTTTTCGTGTCTTGCTTTTTCTTCTTTCATGTGTTCAACCAACATATCCATATAAACTTCTTTTTCCCACGGTATTAAATTGTCTATCTCACTCAATGAGTATTTGTGGTGTTGCATCATATGGAAATTAGCTTCATAATAACTGAGTAAGTTGTTGTGTGATAGACTAATTAAAAAAAATTCTGAATACCTGTTACCGTTTCTGTATGATTAGTTTCGCACATTGGACAATAAAATTCTATTTCGTGACTTAATGTAGGCATCGTTTCGAGATATTCTCTAACTTTTGTAAACTGTTCTGAACTCATTGATTCAATAAATTCTTGTATTTCTTGTTGTGTTTCATTCTTTAGATCAATTCTTTCCTCTCCAACTATTACTGCAACTAAACAATGTCGAAGGATATCAAACATTTGTTTTGACTCTGAAACACCATCTTCTTGAGTTTCCATAACATCTTTATAACTTGGGTACGCCATTTCAATAGTAGTGTTCTCATCTAACGCTATAATAGATTCTTGGTCAGGCATATCAATTGTTAATGCATCGACGTTGATGACTATTTCATTATCAGCTTCGCATCCTTCAGTCTTACACTTCATCATAATCTTTGCAGTTTCACCTACTGATTTTCCTCGGAGTTGATTAAACATAAATTCAACATCAAATGTGGTCAGTTTATCATAATCAATATCAGTGTCAACACAAGCCTTTAGTGTATCAACTATCGACATTAATTGTTGTTTCTGATCTTCAGATTCCAATGCAATCAACATCACTTTTTCTTCTTTAACTAGGAAAGGTCGAAACCTTACTTCTATGCCCGTTGAGGGTACTTTCATACTATACTTTGGGACATCGTTTAACTTAGGTAGTGCCATTTTCACTCTTTCTTTTATGTAAAATTATAATCCTGCTATGTTTCTCATAGTAGATATCGTACTTTCTAATGCATCCATTGGTCTAACACCATCATCAGTCCTAAACCAACGACGATATGATAACTGCACATTAAATTCTATTATCGCATTTGTGCTTGCGTCACTAAAACTAATCTCGTTCATAGTTGTGCAAAATGCGTCAACTAATGTACATTCGTATACAACTTGATCCTGAGTCTTAAACCCTAACTCCAGTTCACCTTGTGCAAAATCAATATTTCCAAGCGCTCCACCTAAAATATCTACTTTAGGTAATCTATTCATTATCTCTGTTGGTAGTCTTGGCAACGGTAATGCTGTTCTGTATATAGGAATACCAAATCCCTTTTTCAATTGTTGTATCTTAACATTGTATTGATACTTATCAGAGTATTGCAACTGTATAATTTCTTGTCCATCCATAGTACCTTGACTTATCGCTGAGTTCTGCCATGCTTCAAAGTATTCTTTAATACCATAATCATTCATCACACGAAAGTTCAGACTAATATCAGCAGTTGCAGAATTGTTGGCAACCTTTTGAACTACTCCACCAATATCTCTGTCTTGAGTCATTATCTGTCTGCCAGGTAAAGCAGCACCAGTGCATAAAAGATTCAATTCACGGTTACTAGCACCAGCTCCTACATCTTGTAAAGATGGTAAATGGACTTTGAATAGAGTTGGATTCGCCATCCCACCCTTTTTTGAAATCATACTTTTTAGATCATCTATAGAACTACTACCTCCACCAGACTTGCTAAATAAACTTGCTCCCATTAAATCATACTCCTAGATTGTCCGTATATCGTTCCAGCTGATGCTTTTTGAAAATCAGCGGTCGGAAGAAATGTTGCAATTTCCCACTCAGGTGCAGGAACAAATGCCATTTTTCCTCGGACATGTTTTGTTAGATAATGTTTATAACAAGGTTTGAAGTATTTCATTTTAGACGCATTCTTTAACATCTCATAACTCAATGCAAATTTTGTACTGTTATCATACTTCTTATTGTTTGTGGTATCCATGAGAGCATCCAAAAACTTTGCACGAAGTGGGATAGGAAGATAGTGTAAGTTCAATCCAATGAACCCACCATCAGCTGGCCCTACGACAATGATGAGAGGGAAAGTATCGTAGTACGGTAATGTTTTCTTATGTTTTGGATCATAGAAAAACATAAACATTGCACCAGTAACACTTCTACCCTTTAATTGTATTTCGTCTTCTTGCATTAGTTGACTACGGTTTACACGCATCGAACGTGCTTTCTTACGAAACCACTCACGAGATTCTCTTGATCTCGGTGTGATGCCTGCACGAAACGCTTCGTACTCTAGTGTTTGGAATAAATTGCTCATGTCTTTATTTATATTACTTTTTAGGACGTTTTAAAGGTTTTAATGGTTTCAGTGGTTTCAATGCTCTTGTTGACTTGGGTTTGATCCCCATGTTCTCTAGTGTGTGTTCTGTCCAGATTTCAAACTCCCATCCCCTATCCTTTGCAAATGATCTCGCAGCTTTCCATTTGTTGACGTTCTTTATATATGTCAATCCCTCACTTAGATATCTACGAGAAAATCTGTCTGGTTTCTTGGGGGGTCTGGTCTGGATGTCTGGTTTGATCTCAATCAATACAGTTTTACCACCACGGTAAGTTATTTTTAGATCGACAAAGTATCGGTGATATTTTTTATCTATTTCATATAGATAAGGTACAACGACTTCTTCACTTGACCATTTGATGATGTTACTGGACTCGTCACACCACTTGAAGCAGTGTCGTTCCCACATAGAACGATAGACTACGTTGGTTGGATCACCACCATACTTCTTTGGATTTTTAGGTTTATATTTTCCGCGATACGCCATGATTTCCATTATAAATAGATTCAACGATATTTATACGAGGAATACCAATGTCAGCAATTCTTGAACAAACAAACGCCAAAAACGATATGGCAACTACTATGCTATATGCGGAAAACTTTGGAAAGGGTGGGGAGGTATATGAATATCCACTAAACAACAAAGAATTTCCTGCTAGGATTGTTTTTGCTGTTATTCCGAATATAGAAATTCAAGGTATTGTATCCTCTAGTGCTAATTTGGTTGATGCTGCTCTTGCCGCGGGCGAAAAACTGATAGTTGGAGAAGCAACAAAATCCGCTTCAGATGATGGCCTGCCCGAGTTATCGCCAGAGCGGGCAAAGCAAAAGTCATTAGTGGAACAGACCACAGGCTGGTTAAAAAGACAAGCTGCTTTTTATGGAAGTGTTGGTGAAGAACTAACACACGACGGTGATCTAGACCTAACAACCGATGAAGTTCGTCTTTATCTACCTCGTGCAATCGCTATCAATGACGCAGCTAGTTACGATACAGGATTTCAATTAGGAACAATAGGCGGTGTTGCAGAAATGGCATTGACAGATGGTAACAATGTTCTAGGTGCAATTGCAGGCAGCGTGGCAGGTACAGCTATTGCAGAAGGTAAAGCGTTTATGGGTGGTTCTGGTATGGCTCCTGGTATGGCGGATATTCTTGCACAAAAAAGAATAGCAAAAATGGGCGCCTCTGGCCAAGCAGTTGCAGGTGGTATGACTGCCGCAAGTAAAGTTACAACAAACCCTAATACAAAGGCGATGTTTAAAGATGTTCCATTGAGAACTTTCTCTTTCAATTTTACTTTAATACCAACATCTGCAAGAGAGAGCCATGAAATAAATAACATCGTTAAATTGTTTAGAACAGAATTATATCCAACAACACTATCTGCTGGTAAGGTTAGGGTTGGTTATAAGTTTCCCAATAGATTTAAAATAACATTAAAAAGTGGAATTGGCCAAAAGGGTCGTAATAAGGCAATAGCAAAAACAGGACAGTTCCAGCATGGAATGGGCGTTAGATTTTTACCCTGTTATCTAACATCATTTGGTGCGGTGTATAATGCTGGATCTTCCTTGGTACATAATGATGGGCAATTTAATCAGGTAGATATTTCACTAGCATTTACAGAAACACGAGCGCTTACCAAAGCTGATGTACGAGATGGAGGATACTAATGGCTAAATTTTTTAAGAACTTCCCCTTAGTCAATTACCAGTTTGGTAACGAAGAAAACACTGCGTTATTTCAAAACATTGGAGCATATATCAGTATACTAGATGAGATGAAAGACAATGTTGCGTTTTACAATGTACATCACATCGGAGAATTTGAACGTCCCGATACTCTCTCATATAAACTATATGGCCACGTTGGTTTCTATTGGACGTTCTATTATCTTAATACACATGTTCGAGAGAGTGGATGGCCAATCTCTATCCAAGAACTTTATACACGTGTTAAAAAAGATTATCCACACAGGGTTGTAACTACTAATTCTGATATTTCAAAGATACTATTACCTGGCACTGAGGTTCGTGGATCTAAATCTTCTACGGTTGGAACGATTGTCAAAAGAAACATTGACATGGGGCAACTTATTATCCGAGCAGGAGATAACTTTGAAGGATCGGCAACTGGTGAAGAGATTATAGATACTACTGATGGTGCAGAAGCAACATCCAAAGCAGCTGCAATATCAGACGTAGCACAATACGATTCAGTACATCACTATGAGGATAGTACGGGAGAATGGCAATTTCCCACACCGAACATAGGTACAAATGGTGGAGTAGACACAGGTTCTGTTAGTGCATTATGGACACCAATTACAATTTGGAATCGTTACGAAAACAGGAACAATGCTTTGAGAGATATTAAAATTCTAACTCCAGACGTTGCGGCACAAGTGCAAACAGAATTTAATAAACTACTCCGTGAGGATTAGATTAAATGTCAGAATCACTAACAACTCAACAATCTCCTTATGATTTTGTTTTAGAATCATTTATAATAAGATCTTCTAGACATACTAAACCTATTGACATAACAACTAGTATTTCTATATTTGAAATATTTGAGAACATAGACAAACCTTATCTAACTGGCAATGTTATCATGCGTGATGATATGAGATTTTATGATGGTGTTAAGATAAATGGTACAGAACTTTGTTTGATTACATTGTCTCAACCAGCTTTAGACGCTGTTCCAGTAACTTTAAAATTTGTTATACAATATGTAAAGGGTACACAAAAAGTCGGTGACCAAGTTGAAATGATTGACTTTAGAATTATAGAACAAACTGCTTTCAATAGTATGATCAATCAGTTTAGTAAATCTTATCAGGGTACACCAGAACAAATTATTCAAAATATATGCAAGGATAATCTTGGAGTTGATGTGGATATGCCACAAATAAAATGTTCACAATCACCTATGAAGGTAATTATACCTTATATGAATCCTTATCAAGCGTGTGCATGGATTCTGGAAAGAATGTCAACGTCGGACGGTGTACCATATTTTCTTTTCAAAACAATTAAAGATGAAAATTTACAATTAAAATCATTTGAAGAAATGACAATGAGAGCGAGTTGGAATAAACTTCCCTACACATATGCTACATCAAACCTTACACAAACGAGTGGTACAATCAGTTCAGAACAAATTTTTAATGTAGAAGCTTGCAGTCAACATGCCAGTGACGGTATATACGATTTAATATCGAATGGTTCTATGGGTTCAAAACATACTATCACGGATATGGGGAGTGGTCAGAGTGAAACATTTCAACATAATTTATCTGATACATACAAGGCACTAGAGTCTATTGGGATATTAGAGAAGGGCCTTGAACCATCAGTTACAACTGGTGTTTACGAAATGGATAATGGATTGCCTTTAGAACAAATGAACAATAGAAACTTTCACCGTCTTATTTCAAACAACACATATAATGACTGGAAAAATATCTACGAAGAATTTGACAGAGCATCTCTAAAAGTTGACAATACCCGAAGAGTGATTAAAAAATTATTAAATAAATCTTCTATAAATATCACTGTTCCTGGACTACCATATTTACTGGATAAAAAGAATAGATCTTTGGGTAATAATATAGACTTTATATACATTGCAAATAATACAACGGTTGATACTGATGCTGACATGATAGATAAGAAAAGATCTGGTAAATATTTGGTTTACGCAGCAAGACACGTTTTCGACGAAAATGAACAACATAAAACACATTTAATGGGTGTTAAATTGGGGATGTTGGTATGAGTGTATTTGGACAAGCATTTTACGGTGACACTATGCGTTGGTTCATAGGAGTAGTCGAAGAAACTGGTTCTGACAAACCTAGACTTGGAAGAGTTAAGGTAAGAATTCATGGTGTACATGGAGATGCCAGTGAAATATCAACTGCCGATTTGCCACACGCACAAGTATTAGTTCCTACCACAGAAGAAGGTGTGTCAGGTTTTGGTGCAAATCCTAATCTAATGGTAGGGGCCCAAGTCTTTGGTATGTTCCTTGATGGCTCAACATCACAATTACCGTTGGTCTTAGGAAGTATTCCAAAGGTAGAAGTTCCTTCCCGTGAACAAGTTGACAATATAATATCTAATCCAATTACAGGCGCTCTTATTCAAAATACAAGTCAAGGCATTGGAGCAGCATACTTTCCAACAGTCGGTAGCACTGTTGGTATTAGTAATTTAGAAATTACATGGAATAATTTTTCTGCATATGGGTTTCCACCTGTCGCTGTTGCTGCTATGTTGGGTAATTTCTGGGTAGAAAGCGGTGGTGATACATTTGGGGATTTAGATCCAAGAGCACATAACAAAGGCAGTGGTGCGAGAGGCCTTGCACAATGGGAAGACACCAGACTCGTAGGACTAGAACAGTTTGCGACAGATAATTCACATCACGGTGGATTTTTGACTCTTAGATGTCAAATAGAATGGGTTATGGAAGAACTAAGAGATGAATTCAAAAGTGCAATGGGCATCAAAGATATGACTAATGTTGCAGATGCCGCAGTCTTTTGGCAACACAGGTATGAGAAAAATAGGTATGAAACAAATGCTGGTAAAAAAGTACCAAGTAAATATATTGTACAAAATCTAAAAATAAACCGAAGACTCCACGAAGATAGAAGAGTACATCATGCAGAACGTATATACAAACAATTTACAAGTGCGAAGGTAACATCGTAATGAGCATTTCCGCAAAAGAATTATCAGAATTTATGAATACTACAACCAGAGGTATTGATTTTACTGGATTACAGACTGCAACATCTAATCTTTTTGTTACGAGTCAAGCAGCAAAATCTGTTGCTAATTTAGGAAAAAATGCAGGTGACAGTGCTGGTGGTATCATAGGATTAGAATCTCAGGTGATGACACTTGCCGAAGGAGCAGTTGCCACATTAGGGCCTGTAGTTGCGAAAGTGGGAAAGAATATGCCAGGTGCAGATGAATTTCTAACAAAAACTATTTCATCTGGAGGAGCAACACGGATCGCTGAATTAGATTTTGATGGTGATGAAATCGGTAACCTTTTCTCAGGTGCTAAACCTCTTATGACTTCTGCATCAACTATGTTACATGATATTATAACGGATGCGTCACCAGAAGCGTTGGGTCTCGCCCTTTCTTCTATCACTGGTAAAACAATGGAAGTGTTTGCTCCAGCGATGAAAAACCTTGCATCAGGAGATCTTCAAGATCTTGCATTGTCTGCATCACAAGACTTACAAGAAGACAAAGGTATTCAAGGACTTGTAACAGCTATCAGTAGTCTCGGAACAAGTTTCGGTAGTGTTACAGGAAAGTTCTTTAGTGGTAATTTTTTAAAAGATTTAACAGAACATAAAAGTTATTCTGTCACGAATGGAGTTAGGCAAATCAATCTTAGCGCTCCAGAGAGTGTTTTAGAATCGATCACAAACAAGTTGTTAAAGGACGATACGTTTGGTGCATTAGACGAAGCGGTTAATATGGTAGAAATACCAGCATCATTACAAACAAATGCGGTGAAACATAAAATTCCGTTACCCAGTAAGACTAGAGAATCTGTAGAAAATTTTATAGCTACAAACGATCTGGTCGATCCAACAAATGCAGATATGGCACAATACAAAGCAACTATATCTAGAACAACAATTGCAGTACAACAAACAAAAGCGGACGTCGCTAATTCAATGGAAGATATCACGAGTCAATACACAAATACACAACTTGGTGCCAGAAAAGTTTCATCGAGTGAAGTGGGACAACCCAAAGCATTTGCTGTATTAAGATCACAGGAACAAATGATAAAATATATACAATCATGTGAAAGAGATTTATCTACGATGGTCGTTCATTGGAGTGGTCATTACTCTGATGCGTTTAACGTAGGTGCAAGGGAAATGAATAGAGAATATGTTGCACACAGTTATCCCAATCAACCATATCATTTTATAATCAAAAAGAACGGTGACATTGAGACTGGTGTGCCAAT